ATTAACATTCGACCAAATTACATCATATGTAACGTACGTGCAAGCAGACTTTTAAAGGATACACATGCAATTAGACTACTACACTGTAATAACTGATTCCAATATGGTTGAGCGAGTCAAGAAAACATTTATAGAGAGACTATTTGGAAAATTCTGGGTAGCCACTAAAGTAGTTCCTATGAGAACATTTATAATTACTGACTCTACTCTAATATGCCACCCTTCTTTAAAAGACGCGCTAGAAGAACACATAGAAACACTTATATAAAGGACACACATGCCACTAGCTCCATACACAATACCAAACAGCAAGTGGCTGAAGAACGGTAAGTTCAAGCTAAAAGCTGCAAGCGGTATCAAATGGTTCGACACACCAATGCGAACTATCTTCATACACCGCGAAGGTGAGTACCAGAATATCAAGTACGAAGCCTTTAACCCTGGATCAAGACATCACATTAGACAATGGATGCGCGAAGACTTCGACTACAACTTCCCATACTTCACACCTAAAGGTAACCCTAAAGTAGACGTAGACTCTTTAGAAAATATGGAGCACCTATCTGGAAAATTATTAAAACGTTACCTTAAAGTAACAAAAGACCAATCACAAGTGGGAGGTGGCGATGGTTCACTCATCAACAATTATAATGAAGAGAGAAAGACTGTCAAGTCTAGAACTGACACTAATGGAACGATCACTGGTCGATTTACTAGCAGTGCTATCAACCTTGCGCAAATTCCAGCATCTGAGGACTTTAGATCCCTCTTCAGGGCGCCGAAAGGATGGTCCTTTATTGGCACAGATTTCTCAGGTCAAGAGAACGTTAACTTGGCTGAGATGCTTTACCCATACGACAACGGAAGACTGGATAAAATTATCTCAAGTGGTGACAAAAGCAAGGGCACTGATCTTCATTCACTTAATGCAAAAGCCTGTGGTATCTCTAGGGGAGATGCTAAACCCCTATGGTTTGGATTCTTATACGGATCATCCCCAACGTTAACAGGATACACGTTACTAGGTGATAAAGAGTTCAAGGACTACACCCCATTAGAGTTTAAAAAGATGGAGACTAAACTCAGTAGACGTGTAGTAACTCTCCAAGGAGAAGCATTCTACCCTATTAAAAAAGATGCCTTAGTACCATTTAATGCACATCTAGTTGAACAAGCGTTATTTGGTGCTAAAGTACAGGCCGACCTTATCGCATCCACAGAAGGGCTAAAAGAGCTTATTAAAGATCTATCTAAACAAGGTAAGCAAGACGGCTTCGTAACAATGTTCGGTGGCCGTAGAGTACCCATACGTCACGCGCACGCTACACTCAACTCTCAGCTACAAGGCATGGGAGCGGAGGCAATGAAGCACTACTTAGTATTCTACCACGAAGATATGGTTAAAAGAGGCTTAGATCACAGACACTTTTTACAAGAGGTATGTATATACGACGAAGTGGATATTATAGGCAGAGACGATAAGCTACTAGAAATAGCTGATGTACTTCAAACCACTTATGTTAAAGTATCAGACCACCTAGGTATGAAATGTACCTACACAGGTGAAGTGCTTATAGGCGGTAAATCCCTTCACCGGGTAGACGGCAAACAAGTACCAGTTGATAACAGTTGGCACGGATGCCACTAAACAGGAAATAAAATGAGTATGAGTGATTGCCCAAAATGTTGGGATACTCCGTGTGACTGCGGACATATGGGTTACTACGTTGTACGTGGGACTTGCAAAGACTGTATTCACTATGATGGAGACTTCTGCTACTCAATAGAGATGACTCCATGTGTCAAGCCAGACTTCTACTGTAAAGATTTTAAACCAAGGAAAACTAGATGATAATGACAACAAGCTCAGTAACCCTAACCGGTACTGCTGCAACACAAAACTTTGGTATCGAGATGAATGAGTCAATGTTTGCAATGCTTACTAAGAACTATGCAGGTACATTTATTAAATGACTGAGATATTCATGCTACTAGTAGCCTTCCAACTCAAGCACTTAATAGCTGACTACTACCTACAATACCCATTCATGTATGAGAATAAAGGCAAGGCTACTGGCTGGTTAATTCCACTTAGTATGCATAGTTTTACGCATGCCTCTATAGTAGTAACTATTGCCGGATTTGCAGGAGCTACATTGGAGCTAGCATTAATTGCAGCACTAATTGACTTTGGTACGCACTTCGCAATAGACCGCTGGAAAGCAACACAGCCAGAAGTACCTGATACGTCTAAGTTCTGGACTAACCTAGGTATCGATCAAATGCTACACCACTTAGTTGGTATTGGTATTGTCTATATATTAGTAACTACATGACTAATCGGGTCAAGCAAATGTCCTAAATGTACTAGCTCAATCTATTGATGAGGTAGATAGACTACTAGAAGTAACCACATTACCTTCTAAGCCAAACATAGCAGCCTCCGACAAGCTATTACTCGAATTGATTGCGTAACCAGTAACAACTAAGTTATAAAGCCCTATAAGGCTACTGGAAACAAAACAAAAGGCTATAGTTTGGCTAAAAGAACTCACAGAGCAACGAAAGAAACTCTAAACAGAAACTGGACGGAAATAATTGGACTAAAGGCAGCTGGCGTAAAAGTTAAAGCTATTGCTGATAAGTTCAATATATCCCGACAGGTATTAAAGGCAAGACTCGACAAGCATAACCCTGACGTGGCACTAGATCCCTCAGACAAGCTAAAAATATTAATACTTGATATCGAGAACGCTCCTATGCTCTCCTTTTCTTGGGGACTTTGGCAGCAGAATATACAGGATTCAATGCGTGTCGAAGGCAACCGTTCATACATGATGACAGTTGCTGCTAAATGGTATGGTGAAGACGAAATCTTTTACTTCGAGACTCGGACTGAAGATGACTCCAAAGTTATTCGACAGATAATGGAGCTAGTAGATGAGGCCGACTTAATTGTAGGGCACAATGCTAAGCAGTTTGATATGAAGAAGCTTAATGCCTATGCTCTATTAAACGGACTAACTCCTCCATCTCCTTACAGAGTAATTGACACTATGTTAATCGCCAAGAAAGAATGTGCGTTCGAACGAAACACACTCAAGTACCTGTCAGGTGCCCTATGTAAACATACTAAATCAGAGCATGGTAAATTCACTGGATTTGAACTGTGGTCAGAATGTATGAAGGGTAACGAAGAGGCCTGGGCTGAGATGAAACACTACAACATTCAAGATGTACTAGTTACGGAAGAATTGTATGAAATCTTACGTCCATGGGCTAAGGGTCATCCATCAGTAGTAGTAGGCTCTAAATCTCACACTAAACGTTGTACATCATGTGGCTCAGGTGCTTTAGTACCAGCGGGATATTCCCATACAAATGTAAGCCAATTCAAACGTTACAAGTGTGAAGACTGTGGTAGCTATTCTCGTGGTAGATCTAATCAGCTTACCAAGGAAGACAGAGAACATCTGTTATGTCCGGTAGCAAATGGCTAGTATCAACCCAATAGAAACACTTACCTCAACTCTCAAAACTGAACGTAAGACATTATCTGAGTATCAGATAGCACACATACATGGCACTATTCAATACCTCAAAGACCTTAAGAAGGACTTTGCAGGTGCTAAACGTGACTATGCTAAAACAATGAAAGGACTAAACACATGATTGATGAAATTATGAAACATCTAAAGAGTACAACTCCTCGTAGTAATGGTGATAGATACCTAGACTACACCGCTTGGGCTTTAGTATGGGCAAATGTTATTACTGGTGTAGTAACTTATTCCACCTAATGCAGACTAAATGGTAATCAACCTTTGAAATAGGATTCAACCTAGTCTTTAGTTACTAGGGCTTCGATGCGGGTCATGCCCAGAATACAGTTATTGCTATAATATTTACAGCAGTATCATTCGTAAGAGGCTTCTTTACTAGACGTCTCTTCAACTGGTTACATAAGTAACTTTACTCTAAGGCCTTAGGGCTTTAGGTATAAATTTATAAAAGGAAAATAATGTCAAACATATACGAAGTAGCTTTAAAAGAAGCAGGGGCATTAGATCCTAAACTACCAGCAGTATTCGAAGCAGTACAGAAAGTAATCTCACCAAAGGTTCCTTACAAGATGCGAGGACTAATGACCGCAAGTGAGCTAATAACATTTGCAGGACACTTACGACGTAACATCAATTTAAACGGTTCATCAATCCCAGTTAACGCTATAGGTATTCTAATCGGTGACTCAGGTAAAGGTAAAGGTCGTGCACTTAATGCATTACAGAAAGTACTAAAACCAGCCTTAAAAGAGATCAATGTAGTACGTATAGCTCAAGCCAAGCAGTTTGCAGTGGAGTCAGCAGCCCTAGCAGGTAAGCCTGAATCTAAGTGGAGAGACTTCCACTCTAAACCTCGTGACTTAGTAACAGCCATATCCACTATGGAAGGTTGGCGTAAGCACATGAACGCATTAGAAGACGGTAAACTAGGGGCTGGTACATTATACGTAGATGAGATAGCCTCAGAACTAGCATCATCTAAAGAGTTAATGGAACTACTTATATCCCTATCCGTACTATACGACCATGGAGGACTGCCAGTAAAAGTACTAAAGTCCGATGAGAATCAAGGCAAAGCTATAGACAACTTACCTGTCAACGCCTTACTATTTGGAAGCCCTGCAGGTTTCATGAGTAATGATGCTGTTAAAGCTAAGTTTATAGACGAGGCTAGTTCAAAGTTAGCCAGACGCTGTATTGCGTACTTCTCAAGAGAAAAGCAAACTATAGTTACCTACGACGATGTAGAACAAGCTAGAGAATCTGCTAGAACTGAAGCAGCTAATATTAAAGAAGTTAACGAAAGCCTTACTCCTTGGTTCACTAGCCTAGTACATGGTACATCCCATGTAGACTTAGAGCCTTCACAAGAAGCCTTGGACACACTAACCGACTACACTCAGTACAACGAGATTGTCGGGGATGCAATGTCTATGTTACAACCCCTAGCTAAAATACATAGAGAACATCGTCAATGGGCTGCTTTTAAAGTAGCAGGTGCACTAGCTATCCTAGAAGGCGCTAATGACCTTAACCAAACCCATATGATAGAAGCTATTAACTTCATAGAGCTATATGCTGATGACTTAGGAGCCTTCGAAGATGAGCTCAACAAAGAAAAGTATGAACTGTTCGCAGACTACATGGCCTCTATTGCAGCGCAGGGGTATGCAAATATCTCTGTGCATAAACTACGAAAGCTAGGCTATGTCAAAGGCACAGGATCTCCACAAGCTAAGCTACTAGAACTAATTGACCTTGCTAAGTCTTATGACGATATTAACAGATATGAGTACTCTGAAGGTTATATACACTTCTATGAAGACTCTATTGTAGTATCTAATGAAAGAGAGGAGTTAGCATAATGGAGCGCCAATTGGTATACAACGCAATCCAGACACCAGATGGTACAATTATTGAGTCAACTAGTCGCCATGAGATGGTTACACATGTAGACGCTAACGGTAATTGGTATATGGCAGATGGAGGCTTAGCCTACGCACGCCGAGGGTATGACTCAGCGGACTACAAAGAACTTGCAGTCTACTCCGATGACCCAATTAAAACCATACGTGAAGTAATGTTATGGGGCACTTATGGCCCACTAGGTGACCAACCTTACATACGTATCTTACTAAAAGATATGGATGAAAGTCATATACAAGCTATATTAGAGACGCAGCCGCACATAAGTGAGGGCTACCGAAATGCCTTCGAGAGAGAATTACAATACCGTAACTAAGGAGACCTATGATAGGTGCATCACATTTAGAAGTATCAGGTGACAAGGCCACACGAGGTTACTCCTGTGCAATTGGCTACCAGTATAACACAGCTACATTTGAAGACCTATCCAATCTCCTATCACTCGACCTAGCGTACTCTCCTTTCAAATTCAAGGATGGAATCCGTGGACGTGACAAGATAGTATCAGGAACCGAATGGTTAGTATTCGATGTAGATAAAACACAAGTAAGAGACACAGAGTTACACAGTATCCTTCACCAATATAAACACCACATAGCTAGAACCTCTAATCCTGCTAACCCTTTAAAGTATAGAGTAATCTTGCAGTTATCAGAAGAGGTGCAGGTTAAACCTGAAGTATGGAAGTATTTTATAGCATCAATAGGCAGCTTTCTAGGCATACCTTATGACAAGCTAGGCCAAGCACAAATATCCTTTGGCTATGAAGGACGAGATGTCCTATCACAACTCACAGGAAGGTCTGTAGACGTTAAACAACATCTAGCCACCGCGAAGTATAAGGCTGAGTTAAAAGAACAGGAACGAGCTCTGGTAACTCCTGAGCAACGAACTGCCATGAAGAATTCTCCTTATGCAACATTTGAAAGTGCTTATGAAGTAGGCGATAAGCCCAGAAGCTTAACCCTATACTCAACGGCACTACAAGCCTACGAGCTAGGCATGACTAAACAAGAAGTAAAGAATCTGCTCTCTAGTATAGTAGACTTCTGGTGTGATAAGTCCTTTACCTTTAATAGGTTAGAGAATATATTCAACCAGATAGATGAATTTTAAGGACCAACAATGCTACAACTAAATATACTTTACTCAAAAGAGTATGTAGGTAGGGTACTGTATGTACTACAACTACCAGCCTACACTAACAAAGTAATCACATGCTACCTAAGCTCAGGCTTAAGTGGTACCGGCCATGGTGGTCAAATTCTACCGTTTAGTGCTCTTAATACCTCACAACGCTTAAGTGCCCCGATAGTAGGATACATCTATAAAGAGATGTACTACAACAAAAGATGGGTTAACCATAAGAAACGCTTAAGTGAGTATCCTGCTGTAGAATCCTTATGTAAACAAATTGCAGAGGCCTTACCAAAGTTTGAGATGCCTACTGAAGTAGTAATACCAACACCTCCTGAAATACGTGAGATTAACTATAGAATGGACGAGTCACATAAAGGACTTGAGATACTAGACTTGGATACATTAAATGATTAGTATAGAAACACTAAAAGTAGACCAGGTAATTATAACCGAAGGCGATACACGCACGCTCTTCAGCTACGACACACCTATTGTAAGTAAAACACCCTCAGGAGTTGTTCTGCATGACGCATGGGACTACAGCGTAACAACTGGTAAGTACCGTAATATATTCTTGGGTAACACTAAGTCTGACGTGGTTAAACTTTTAAAACAAGGTACATACATTCTAAGGAGTTATTATGATTAAACTAAGTAACACAGCTAAGATGCAGATTACAGGTAAACGTACACGTAGTTGGTCCCTAGAGGCAGGAGTAACTTGCCCAGGTTCCCACACCGCAGAAGTCTGCAAAGGATGCTACGCCAAAAAAGGTATGTATCGTTTCCCAGTGGTAAAAGGTACTCGTCAAAGTAATCGTATTGATTACAAGACCCCCGACTGGGTAGCTCGTATGGTTAAAGAATTAACTAAGCTGGATTACATGCGCTGGTTTGACTCAGGCGATCTAGAATCTACCGCACTGGCAACTAAGATAGAAGAAGTAATTAAACTCACACCTAATGTGACCCATTGGTTACCAACAAGATCTGATAAAATTAAATCTATTAAAACAGTAGTAGACCGAATTAAAACTTTACCAAACGTAGCAGTTAGACTATCTGCCGACAACATAGGCTTAACTAAGTTGGAGCGTACTGGTGTAAACTCGTATGTAATCAGACCAGAGGATATTCCTAAGGCTGAATTATTAGGTATAACTGTATGCCCTGTAACTACAGATGCTAACAAAAAGTCATGTGGTGACTGTACATTATGTTACACAGATGCCTCTGTGGCTTATTTGGTACACTAGTATGCCTACTATAAGTAATAGTAATTATACGATAATACGTGACGAAATTAAAGTAAAGAAGTTTACTTGTAAGAATTGTAGTAACGTTTATGATAAACATAGAACAGAGGATAAAACAGCTTACCACTGTGACTTTTGTAACAAGTGGTATCCTGAATTATGGAACGTATAATGGGCATATACCATATCATTAACAAGGCTAACAATATAGTCCTCACATCATTCCAGGCACCATCAGATCAACATGCGATGATGCAGTGTATTCAACAATTTTGGCATTTAGCCGGTAAAGTTGATATAATTAAAGGACAATAGTGTCAGAACACGTACACGTAACAATCCCCTGCTACTACACACAACGCTTTAAGACTAAGAAGGATAAGACATTTTTAGTTAACCTTAATTGGTTTAGAAACGCACATCACTTCATATCTAACGAAGTAAAGCAGTGGTTTAACACTGAAATAATTACTCAGCTACAGTCCCAAGAACTACAAAAGATAGAAGGTCACTATGAATTAGCGGTAATATACCACTATAAAAATACTGTGTCTGACCTAGATAATGTAGCTGCTATGGGTAATAAGTTTTTCAACGATGCTATGCAAGCTGCTGGTACCGTTGAAAACGATAACGTTAAGTTCTGTAAGAAATCTACGTACTACGTAGGTGAGCAGGATAAAGAGAACCCTCGCTTAGAGCTGTTCGCTAGACAGTACATTAAACCAGACAAGGAACACACAGATGAAAAAGGAAACACTAAATGAGTAAACTAAACTACGATACATTGTTCGAATACAACGATGGTAAAGGCTACCTAAGAGAAACTGACTTTAGAATAAGTCCTTCATCTATCATAAACTTCTTTGATAAGAAAAGGGAATGGTATGGAGAAAACTTACTAGGTGAAGCCAAGAAATTCACAGGAAGCTCCGCCACTGTGCTTGGTACTGTAATATATGCCGTTCAAGAAGTGGTTGCTAATGCTAAGTTAGACGGAGTACCTCATGACAGTGAACCTCTTCATGCAGCTATCGAGAAATATATAGCTACTTACGATTCCAATGAGGAGTATGATACAAGTATGATCCGTGTAGAATGGAAAAACATGGCAGAGACCCTCGTAAAGGCACACACACTTAATGTTAATACAATAAGTACTGAAGAATTCATTTCGTATGAGATACTTCCTGGAATTGTTCCATCAGGTACATATGATGCAATTGTTAGTAGTAGCCCTACAGATCGTCCTGAGGACCTTAAAAACCCTACAGGGAGTCTTACTCTAGTCGACTACAAGTCAGCCTCAAAAAAACCTACAAGCTTTTCTTATGGCTATAAGCTTCAAGCAGCCGTATACTGCTATATACTGAGTAAACAGGGTATAAAGATTGATAACATGGAACTACAGTTTGTTGTTAGACCTACTAACACTCTACCGGTACGAACCTTTAAATTTACCGAGCCATATACACCTCAATTACATAATATGATTGAAGGGATACTAATGCTTATAGCAGAATCTGTACAAACCTATAGAGAGTACCCTGCAACCCGACATTTACTTGCGAATGATTACAGGCTTAAGGAAGTTTAAAGTATTACTGGTATATACTTACATCAGATTAATACGGAGAATTATATGAGACTGACTACAGAAATATTCATTAAAAGGGCTACTAAGCAGCATGGAGAGTTATACTCTTATTCAGAGAGTATGTACACAACTAGCAGAAACAAGGTAGCGATACTATGCCAAGTACACGGGAAGTTTTACCAGGACCCTGCTGCGCACTGTAGAGGACAAGGATGCCCAGCATGTGCTGGCAGAGATAACTATCAAGAGAGTACATTCTTAGCTTTAGTTAGGACTAAGCATACTAACAAGTACACCTACAACCTTCCTGATAACCTTAGCAGTACATCAACTATAGAAGTAATCTGCCCAAGACACGGAGCTTTTAACCAAAGAGCTTCTAGTCATATGGAAGGAGTTGGTTGTGAAGTATGTGCTTTTGAGAGCCACTCTAGCACCTACCTTGAATTTGTAGGAAAAGCCAATAAAGTCCATAGAACTAAGTACACTTACAACAACTTAGTATTTACTTTACTTGGTAGTCGTGTAACAGTAACTTGTAAGGAGCACGGTGATTTTATCACTAATAAATCTAACCACCTCCAGGGACATGGGTGCCCTAAGTGCTATGTTCCAGGATATGATAAACGTAAGCCAGGAACTCTGTACTACTTAAAGGTAACAACACCAGAACAGGTACTGTATAAGATTGGTATAACTAATAGAACAGTAGATGAAAGGTTTACCGCCAAGGATTTGAAGAGTATAGAAATACTGTACTCTTATACATTCCTTGACGGCTCCAACGCATATTCATTAGAACAAGATGTGCTTAGAGAGTTCAAACACGTTAAGTATACTGGAGATAATGTACTGCTAAACGGTAATACTGAACTATTTACAGAAGATATATTTACTGTACACTCACCCAAAAGTGAATAAACTTGTAAACAAAACAACTCCAGGTAGTTCTGGAAATAAGGAGCCAATATATGGCAATTAAACTATTAATCTCAGGATTTGAGAATACTGGTAAGTCAACATTAGCCTCTAAAATCAAAGATGCAATGGTCATTAACTTTGACCGTAAAGAGTATGGCTTTGCTGTACCTCATATGAACATCACAGATTATAAAGGTATTGACCCACTGATAGCTACTATTAATGAGAAGCTTGGTGTGTACCAAGAAAAGCTAGGTAAATTACCAGCGACAATTGTAATGGATACTGTAACTCAGTTCTATTCTACAATGCAGAAATACAACGACGATGCGTACAAAGGCTTTGATATTCACAAGAATAACAATAGAGATACTCTAAACCTTAATGCATACATTGAAGATGTACTTATTGCAAACGGAGTTAATGTTATTATCGTTGCTCACACAACTTTTGATGCTGATACAGCTAGACATATTATCCCTGCTTCAGGTCAGTTTGGAAAAGCCGGTTCGTGGATGAGTGTCGTAAACGATGCAGTTTTCATTGAAAAGAAATCAGGCAAGTTTGTTATTCATCAAAAGTCTATGAAGTTCCCATGTCGTACTACTCTTAGTAAGATTGAAGACTCATTAGACTCAGATGTTTATGACATTAACGACCACATCGCTAGGCTTACAGCGTCTAAATTAGAAGCAACAGAGTTTATTCTCTAAACAAAAACAAAACAAGGAGCCAATATGGCATTTTTACAAGTAAAAGAAGCATCAGTAGCGAAAGAGGCTGGTAGCAGCTATATCCAAACATCAGGTATTTATGACCTTAACTTAAAGCACTGCCAAGTAGTTAACACTACAAACGGCGCAGTACAGGTAAACTACTTCTTTGATAAGATTATGTCTTATGGAAATGGTATTATCAAAATTGATGGGCAACCGTCATTTGGCTACAAGATCCTAGAGGCATTAACTGCAACACTAGGCGAAGAGATCCTATCTGACCCAGAGCCTACTACAGTTACATTTAAGAAAGGTGCTAAGGAACTTCCTTGTATCCCAGAACTTAACGATGTAAATGTTAAAGCTTGGATCCAGTTCAAGTACCGTATGTACAAGGGTGAAATTAGCGAAGACGTAGTTGTTAAGCGTTTCTACCGTGCATCAGATGGTGCCTCAGGTTCTGAGTCACTAACACAGGAAGACATTGGTGAGCGTATCGGTAAAGATGCTGAGTTCGCTAAGGCAGTTATCTATGAGGATGGAGTTACTGAAGACTCTGTTGCAGCATGGAAAGCAGCTAAATCTGGTAAGGATGTAGGTGGTGCTAAGGCCCCATCAGCAGCAGCTAAATCAGGCTTCCCTGGTAGTTCTTCATCAGCTAAGAAGGGCTTCCCTGGTGCTTAATAGCCCAGTAGTTGCTGAGCTGGTTCAAGCTATGAAAGGTAACTCAGGTAAGATACCCACATCTTTCATTAATAAACAAGTATCTGAGGCACAAATAATTCACATCCACCCAACAGCTAATACTCGTATCTGTGTTATTCAATTAACATCAGGTCATGAAGTAGTAGGTGTGGCACAGGTATTAGATGCCAAGAATGACGTAGAGGCAATTGGTAAGTCCATTGCCTTACAAAACGCTACTGAACAACTATGGCAAGTATTTGGAAGTATCGCAAAGGTTTTATAAAATGAGTAATCGTAGACACCTGGGCTTTGGCTCAACACCCAATTTCAATAACTTATACCCACAAGTCCAGCGTCTAACTGATAACTCAGGTAGATTAGCATTTGCTAAGTATGACCCTTCCCTAGGAGAACCTCCTACCAATGTGAACTCCCAACCATAACTTTCACGGGCTCAGAGAAGCTCCATGGAGAGAATATGGCTGTATGTTACACTGCTGGTGAACTATGGGTACAAGGACGTAACCATGTCCGTACTATCCTAGGCGACCAGAATGGCATGGCACAGTTTGTAGAAACTACTAAACAGTACTGGATGCAGATTATTACTGCTAATATACTAGCCTACGACCTAGACCTGACAGCAAGTACTATAGTACTAGATTGTGAATGGGCTGGCGGGAATATCCAAAAAGGCAAGGCAGCATGCTCAGGAACTGATAAGGCAGCTTATTTATTTGACTACTTTAGGGTAGTGGATAACGAGACTAACGAAGTACAGTATTTCTACAATGG